CCTCTGAAAGAAGTTGGGCTATGGAGTGGTTGGTAAATCAACCAGCACATTTCTTAACAGCATTTTTACCAGCAGCACTAATCTTATGGCAACCATTATGGTTTGTATGGCTGGTAATCTTATTTCCATTAAGCCGTGAATATTATCAACGAGATGGTAGGGTAAAAGTCTGGAATAGGGACTTGTGGTTCGCTTATGCTGGTATACCATGCGCTTATGCAGTATACTTTATATTGAAATACTTTAACATTATAGGAGTTTAATTATGCAATGGATTTTAGATCAATTAAAAGAAGCATCAGTATGGCGTGGGTTAGTTGCCTTACTAACATCATTTGGACTTGTAGTTTCACCTGATCAGGGAGAAGCTATCATTGCTTCAGGATTAGGAGTTATTGGTTTGCTTGGTGCGTTCTTTAGCGATAAGAAACAGATTAAGGCTGTTATAGCTGAAGAAAAAGCTAAAGAGTAATGCTGATTACCACGAGACAATACTTTGGAGATTTTTGGGATCATCCCGATGCTACTGAAAAAGTAAAAGACTCAGCGATCCTATTGATAGTAGCAGTTAATCAACTGCTCTGTCAATATCAGGATCGTACTTCAAATAAGGTGCTGATTAATCCTAAAACAAATACGATTGTATCAGGAACTAAAGAAGGTGGCTTCAGACCACAATCATCCAAACAGGGTGCTAAAAGATCCTCTCATAAAACAGGAGAAGGTGTAGATATATATGATCCTGATGGTAAAATTGATAAATGGATTAATGACTCTATATTAGAACAGAATGAACTCTACAGAGAACATCCTGCCTATACGAGTACATGGTGTCATTTAAGTACAAGACCTCCAAGATCTAAATCAAGAACCTTCAGACCTTACTAAGGAATACAATGGACGTAATGGTATATGTAGTTATCGGATTCTGTGTAATTATAGCCGGAATGTATTTCTGGAGGCAATTTACAGCAAGTCAAAGAGATACTGCTGTTAAAGAATTGGAAGGATTAAAGGCACTAGGGAAACATCAATCTAAAGATAGTGGTGAGATTGATGAGTCTAATACAAAACTTAAAAAGGAATTAGATGAGAAATTTGCTGATACTATTGCTGGTCTTGATGCTTCAATCGTGCCAGACACTATTAGCTCCGGTTATTTGTCCAAACCCATTGGACAGCTTTCCGAATACGAGTTACGAGCAAGATTACAACGAGCCGAAGCAGCCTTAATAACCATAATGGAATGGAAAAACAAAGTACGTGGTTAACACTAAAAAGGATAACGTAAGAATACAGGCTGAAAATTCTTTTGTTTCTTTCGTAAGGTTAGTTGCTCCTCATTTATTGATTGGATTAATCCATGTAGATTTAATGCAATGGTTAACCAGACAGGATGCTAAACCAAACAGACTTGTTCTGTTGCCTCGTGGACATATGAAGAGTAAGCTTGCTGCTTACTACACAGCATGGAAGATAACTAAAAATCCTGCTATAACTGTACTATACATATCAGCTACTTCTCCTTTAGCAGAGAAGCAACTATATCAGATAAAGCTCATTTTAGATAGTGAAGTTTATAAAAGATATTGGCCTGAAATGTTGGACAATGAAGAAGGGAAAAGAGAGAAGTGGGCTGTAGAAGAAATATGTGTAGATCATCCTTTAAGGAAACTAGAGGGTGTTAGAGATAGTACGGTTAAAGCTGCAGGGATTACAGCTAATGTTACTGGATTCCATGCAGACTTGGTGGTTCTGGACGATTTGGTTGTACCTAGTAACGCCTATACTCAGGATGGTCGCGATAAGGTAGAAGCCTTATATTCACAGCTTGCGTCTGTCGAAAATCCTGATGCAGAAGAACTTGCAGTAGGAACCAGATATGACCCAAGAGATATTTACAATCAGTTTGTAACTATGACAGTTACCATCCATGATGATGAAGGTAATGAAGTAGATACAGAGAATGTATATGAAGTCTATGAAAAGGAAGTTGAAACAGAAGGACAATTTCTATGGCCCAGACAACAAAGGAAAGATGGTAGATGGTTTGGATTTGATCAGAAGATATTAGCTGGTATTAAAGCTAAATATCTGATACCCGATCACTTCTACGCTCAATACTATAACAATCCTAATGCTGTAGGGAGTGGTGGAATAGATCCACTGAAGTTTCAATACTACGAACCAAGACTGTTAACTAAGAATGGTGAATACTGGTTCTATGCTAAAGAGAAGTTATCTGTAACGGCAGCCATTGACTTCGCTTTCTCTCTTAAAAAGAAAGCTGACTTTACAGCACTGGTTACTGTAGGAACCTCGGCATCTGGTAATTATTATGTATTAGATATAGATCGTTTTAAAACTGATCGTATTGTTGAATACTTTTCACACATTGTTAAAGCCCAGAATAAATGGGGATTCAGAAAGATATGTGCTGAAGTTACTGTAGCGCAACAACAGATTGTAAATGAACTTAAAGAGAGCTATATCAAACCAAATGGTCTTCCATTAATTGTAGATGAATACAGACCATCAAGGCAAGAAGGGGATAAGGAAGAAAGGGTTGCAGCTATACTGGAACCCAAATATGAAAATCAAGCTATCTGGCACTATAAATCAGGTAACTGTCAAATACTGGAAGAGGAACTAATATTAAAAAGACCTCCACATGATGATGTTAAGGAAGCACTATCCAACGCTATCAAGATCGCAGTTATTCCCAGACAATGGATATACGCTAATACTGATGTTTCTACTTTGAAATTTCACCCAAGATTCGGAGGAATAACACATGGCTAAGAAGAAACTGGTTGAAAGTAATGCCCGTAAAGGAGCAAGGCGTAAAGTACAGGCTGAAAGAAGTAAGTCTGTAGGACTTGCTGAAAAGGGTTTACGTGCTAACACTGATAAAGAGATATCAGAAGCAGCCAGAAAGAAAGGAGTAGATACTCCCGAAGATGATACTAAATCCAGAACAACTGAAATAGAAAATAAGGGAAAGCGTAAAACCAAAGGACTACCGGTATCCTCCCCTGTCAAGAATCTGGAAGAAGCACTAAGAGCAATAAATAAAAAGAGGAAAAAATAATGGTAGGTGAAGTAGCCAGCATTAATAATTTGTTACAGCCAGAAGGGGAAGCCAGGCAAGTAAGCCAACTCTACCGTAAGTGGCAGGTACAAAAACAGGATAAAGAAGCAGAATGGAAAGAGTTGAGAAACTATCTATTCGCCACTGACACTACCACTACCTCTAATTCAGGCAATGGATGGAAGAACAGAACCACTATCCCTAAACTAACACAGATGAGGGATAACTTACATGCTCATTATAATGATGCTATGTTCCCTAATGATAACTGGTTGGAATGGTTTGGGGAAACTGAAAATGATGTAGCTAAAGAAAAGGCTGATACTATCAAAGCCTATATGAAGAATAAAACCCAAACAGGGGGATTCAGAGAAACTATCTCAGATCTTATCTATGATTATATAGATACTGGTAATGTATTCGGACAGGTTATATGGGTTAATGATAAAATGCAGGATGAGGAAACCGGAGAAGAAACTATTAACTTCATTGGCCCTCGTTTAGTACGTATATCTCCTTATGATATTGTATTTAATCTTGCTGCAAGTACATTCGAAAAATCTCCTAAAATAATTAGAACACTGAAGAGTGTGGGGGAATTACAGAAGGATGTAAGAACCAGACCAGACCTGCAGTATAGTGAACATGTTCTTCAAAAGGCTCTTGATCGTAGAAACAACGCTCTCAGTTCTTTCAGTATAGAGGATATTAATAAAGCAGAAGGAATTGCTTTTGATGGATTTGGTTCTTTATCTGAGTATCTACAATCTGGCCTTGTTGAAATCCTTGAATTTAAAGGTGATTTATATGACATGGATACCAACACATTAAAAGAAAATGTCATTATAACCGTTGTTGACAGGCAGTTTACTCTTCGAAGTATCCCTAATCCTAGCTGGATGGGAAGGGATGATATGATGCATGTAGGATGGAGAGAAAGACCTGATAACCTATGGGCTATGGGGCCCCTTGACAATCTGGTAGGAATGCAATATCGACTGGATCATTTGGAAAACCTTAAAGCAGATGCTTTTGATTTAAGTGTATTCCCCATGACAGCCATTAAGGGAGCAGTAGAACCATTTAAATGGGAGCCTAAAGGAGTAGTACATCTGCCTGAAGATGGAGATATACAACTTCTAAACCTTAATCCACAAGCCTTACAAACCAATAATGAGATTGGTGGGATTATGGCTACTATGGAAGAAATGGCAGGTAGCCCTAAGAATGCTCTTGGTATTCGTACTCAGGGTGAAAAGACAGCTTTCGAAGTACAAACACTGGATAATGCAGCTCAACGTGTTTTCCTTAATAAAACACATAAATTTGAAAGAAGGTTCTTAGAAATAGCTCTTAATAAGATGCTTGAAACAGCTAAGAGAAACCTAGATACAGCAGATCTGATTCGTATAATGGATGATGATATTGGTGTGGTTGAATTTATGAGTATTGAGAAAGAAGATATAACAGCTAAAGGTAAACTGGTTCCTATGGGAGCCAGACACTTTGCAGCAAGAAATCAATTGATTCAGAATGTTATGGGTATATTTAATGGGCCAATTGCTCAGATTATAGCTCCCCATGTATCCTCAATCGCCCTTGCTAAGTTGATGGAAGAAGCATTGGGACTACAGAAATTCCAATTAATTAGTCCTAATATTGCCGTAACAGAGCAAGCACAAACTGCTGCTACTACACAACAAGCTGAAGCTGACAATGAAGTTGTAGCTAATACTCCTGTAGAAGAAGATCTTCTCGGATAAAAAAGCTTGACAAACGCACAAATATATGGTATAATATTGTAAATAGGAATCATTCTCATTCAAAATATGACTAAATATTTAAAAGTAGATGAAGAAGCATGGAAAGAATTAACTAAATCAGATGTAGTAAACATCCTCAGAGAACATCTGCTGGAAGAAAAAGCTACTGCACTTAGAAAGTTAATTTCAGAAGAGAATTTCAAATTGCCCTCATGGGCTGAACATCAATCATTTCTATTAGGCGATTTAAAGCGTATAGAAAGGATATTAAACTTTTTACCTGACAAAGGAAAATAAAATTGGCTGAAGAAACAATATTCGAAGGTGACAAACCTGACGAGAAAGTAGCAGAAGTAGCAACAAAACCAGTAACAGATACCCAAGCTTCACAACCTGTAATTCCGACAGAACTACAAGGATTAGTGGGAGAAGGGAAGAAGTACGCAACAGTTGAAGCAGCATTTGCTTCTATTGCACCAGCACAAGATCACATTGCAAGACTTGAAGAAGAAAATCGTCAATTTAAGCAAAGCTTGGAAGGTACAAAAACTGTTAAAGAACTTATAGATGAATTAAGATCTACTCCAAAAAGCGAAGAGACTCCTTCAAAAGTTGAAGTTAATCAGGAATCAATCTCTGCAATAGTGGCGCAAGAACTTGCTAAAGCAGATAAAAATAAAACTAAGGTTCAGAATCAGAGTGCCGTTGCTCAACGATTTGTTAGACAATATGGTACTAAAGGTGAAGAAGTATATAACAGACTTGCCAAAGATTCAGGACTATCCGTAGCAGATTTAAATGTACTAGCTAGTACGTCCCCAAATGCCGTTTTCAGAATGGCAGGACTTAATTCAAGTCAGAAAGACGTACCCTCAGCAGGAGCAGGAACCATTAATACACAAGCGTTACATGGGGAACCTTCTGAAACCACTACATCAAAAGTTAAAAGCTTTAATACTAAAGATGTAAAGAGTGCTTGGGCTATTGCAGGAGAAATTGCTAGGAAAAAACATGGATTAGATTAACTTTTAAAGGAATTTTTTTATGTCTCAATTAACAACTAACTCAACTGCTTTTATTGAAGCAGAACAGTATAGTCAGTTTATTCTTGACAATCTGCAAACGTTTGCCCTTCCTGATGGAATGTGGCGTGATGTTACGGATTTCGGGAGTGGTACGACTTTAAACATTAAAACAATTGGTACGGTTACGATTCAGGATGGTGCAGAAGATACTCCTCTTGACTTTAACGCAATTGATAACAACACATTAACTCTTACCATTACTGACTACAAAGCTGATGCATGGCGTGTTTCTGATGAACTTCGTGAAGACGGAGCGCAGGTAGAAGCCCTTATGAGCATGAGAGCTGTAGAATCTACAAGAGCTTTAGCTGTAAACCATGAAACTCGTTTCTTGGCTGTAGCTGCAAGTGAAAGTGGAACTGGTCAGACTGCTGCTAATGTTAACTTGGTTAACGCACAACCTCACCGTTGGGTAGCTGGTGGAGCAGGTGCTACTAACCGTATTATGACTATTGGTGACTTAATTGCTGCTAAACTGTCAATGGATAAAGCTGGCGTACCTGCAAATGGTCGTATCTTTATTGTTGATCCTGTTGTAGAAGCAACATTTAATAGCCTTACAAACTTGGTAAACGTAAGTAATAACCCTCATTTTGAAGGTATTATTACTGATGGTTTTGCCCGTGAACATAAGTTCGTTAAGAACATTATGGGATTTGATATTTGGACTTCTAACTTCCTTCCGGTAAAGACAGCTACAGAAGCATTGAATGCAAGTTTATACAACTTAGCTAACGATACTGCAGAAGTAGGTGATGTTGTAAACGTAGCAATGTGTGTTGCTGATGATAACACAAAACCAGTGATGCATGCATGGCGTAGACAACCACGTACAGAAGGTTGGCGTGACCCGAACAATCGTGGTGATAATTTCCAAGTTACTTCACGTTATGGGCTAGGTGTACAGCGTACAGATACTCTGATCGCAATTGCAACTCACCCATCTAACTACTAAAAGGAGATTATTATGGGTTTCGAAACTAATTTAATTCGTGGTGTTGAAAACCACTATGGAGCAAGAAGCACCAACAAGAAATTTGGTGGTGTTATTCCTTCACAGGGGCCAGTAAAACGGGCAATATGGACATTTGATTATGATGATCTACCTGCCAGTGATACCACAAACAAAATGGTATTACAGCTTCCTGCTAACACATATGTTATAGAAGCACATTTTCAGGTTATTACTGCTTTTGCTAGTGGTACAGCCTATGACATTGACTTTGTTGAAACTGATGCTTCCGCTATCGGAACAGGTAAAGACAAATTATGGGATGCTCTTGCGGTAGCAGAAATAGATACCTCAGAAGTACTAACAGCTATGAAGTCTTCGACTCATACAGGTACTAACTCTGGTAATCGTATTGGTACTAAACTGGATGCGGTAGGACAGCTTTTAGTGGTTGCTACTGGTACATTTACTGCTGGTCGTGGGCAAATAATTGTTGAATACCTTGACGTTCCTGCTGCTTAATTGGGGATAGATAGTATTTAATGAAACAAACTAGGGGAGTCTTTGCACTCCCCTTTTTACTAGGAGAAACAGATGTCTAAAGCTAAACAAAATTCTATGGATTTTCATGGAATGGAAGTAGAAGTAGGAGAGCTAGCCTTTAAAGAGGATGGAACTTCTACAGTAACACAAATTACAACCAGAGCAACCGCAGTAACATTAAATAAACCTTTCGGACAAATCACTACGGATGATACGTCATTAGCTGCTGGTGCAGAAGCCGTATTTGTTGTTAATAACAGTACTGTGGGAGCTAAGAGCGTTCCGGTAGTTGCTCCTGCCAGTGGACAAACTGCAGGTACATCAATTGCAGTAGTAACTGCTGTAGCTGCTGGTCAGTTTAGCATTACGCTAACAAACATCCATGCATCAACAGCCGACACAGGCGCAATGGTTATTAACTTCTTTGTAGTTAACGCTGTTTAATTTATAGGGGGTTTTATACCCCCTTTTTCCTTATGACTATATTACACAAAAATATTACTGAATCAGATCTACATGAGGCAAAGGGAGCATCTACTGCTACCACAGATCAGATATTACATGCAGCATCAGGACTTAATTCTTGGAAGTTTCAGGAACATACCTTACATCTTGACATAGTAGATTTAGTAACTGATACCAGTTATTTTATACCAGTGCCATATGCTTGTAATATAGTTAGTTGGCAAACTTGTATTGATAATGCATTTGCTACTGCTAACTGTTCTCTGTCATTAGAGATAGCCACAGTTGCCGTTACCAACAGTGCTATAACTATTACACAATCCGGTAGTGCTGCTGGTGATGTAGATTCAGCGACTCCTACTGCTTTGTTATCAGTTGCAGCCGGAGGATCAATAGAAGTTATAGTATCCGGTACTAATACTACTGCTACACGTTGCCATGTAACAATTACTGTTGTGAGAACTGCATAATGCCCTCAATGACACTATTAGATATGACGCAGGATATATTATCCGACTTAGACTCTGATGTAGTGGATGATATATCTGATACCGTTGAAAGCGCACAAGTAGCACAGATAATTAAAACGTCATATTATAACATGATTGATGGGAAGGATTGGCCTCAGTTAAAACAATTCATCCAATTAGAAGCTGCTACGGTAGCTAACCCAACTCATATGAAGTTGCCGGATAATGTTATTGATGTAGAGTGGGTTAAATATGATGTAAAGAAAGTAGGGGATGCATACACTAAGTATGTAGATATTAAATATAAAACGCCTAAAGAATTTATTGATGTACTATCACTGAGAAAAAGTGATGAAACAAAGATAGATATAATTGCAGATAGCACTGGTATTAATCTAAACATCCTGAATAATACAGCCCCGACTATGTATACATCATTTGATGATGAGTATTTAGTTTTTGATGCATATGATTCAGCGATTGATACTACTAATCTGTTACAGAGTAAGACTCAGGCTCATGGTAAAGTAGAACCAACATGGTCTGCTACTAATACCTTCGTACCAGATTTACCACAACAGGCTTTCAGTTATCTCTTAGCAGAATCTAAGACAGCTTGTTTCTTGGTATTGAAACAAAGTGAAAACCCTGTATCTGCAGCACAGGCAACAATACAAAGGCGTAGAATGTCACAAGAAGCATTCAGAATCAACAATGGTATAACCTTTGCTGGTTATGGAAGAAAAGGAAGAAAATAATGTTAATGTTTACAACGAAAGCAGGAAAAGAATTACATCTTGGAGTGGATCCAAAGTCTCCGTTACTTACCTTTAGATGGGCTGGTGGGGGTGAATTACCTCAAGCTTTATGTGGATTGTTTACTGGTGAAGAAATGGCAAAGAAAGCATTCAATATGTGGCAAGCTAACAAAGAACCTGAAGTGGAAATAAAAGAAGATAAACAATTAAACTTCACACTTGAAGATAAAGAAGAGTCTCTGTTTACAAAAGCAATGAAACATGTAGTTTCTTAAACTATGCCAAAAGCTAGTTCTGAGAAACAGTTTAATAACTTCACCAAGGGTCTTGTAACAGAGGCCACAGCTTTGTCGTTTCCTGACAATGCTTCTGTTGATGAAGATAACTTTGTTCTTGAAAGAACAGGTAGACGCTTGCGTAGACTTGGTGTAGACTTCGAAACAGGTTATGCTAAGAAGAATACAGGATTTACAGAAACTATATTAGGACAAACCAAGAATAGTTTCTACAGATGGGAAAGCCCTGATGGGGATACTTCTGTGATGATAGGTATTATAAGAGTATATAATAAACTTTGGTTTATTAATCTCCTTAATGCTTCTCCTTCTTCAGAATATCTGAATGGTGGTGATCCTATTACAGTAACAGGATTGCTTAATGCAGATATGCAAGCCACTACCATTAATAACAATGTGGTTATTGTTTCTTCAGATATAGATGATCCTATTCTGTTAACTTATGATTCATTGACAGATGTGGTATCACAAACCTCCCTTCTGTTAAAAATAAGGGATACATGGGGAATAGATGATGGACTTGGGTTAGAAGAAAGACCAACAACTCTTTCTGATGAACACTTCTACAATCTTAGAAACCAAGGATGGAGTCCTAAGATTATTTCTACTTGTGGTACAGACGCTATTAACTGTACATTTACAACACTTGCAGAATATCCTAGTAATGCTGATGTATGGACTTTTGGTAAAGAAGCAGATACAACTGCTTCAGCTACCTTTGAGAAATATAATCCTACCATTATGGATAGAGCTTCAACTGATAATGCTCCGTCTGCCAAAGGGCATCATATTATTGAAGCATTAAACAGAGGGCAATCAAGACAAACCGAAAGTGGTATTGCTACATTACCAGTAGATGCTGAAACAGGGAATGTAAGTACAGTAGCTACATATGGGGGTAGAGTATTTTATAGTGGTGTATTATCTTCTATAACATCTGGTGATGATAACTCTCCTTATTACTCTGGTTTTATATTCTTTACTCAGGTTGCAACAACAACAGAATCTCTGTCAAAATGTTATCAATCGGCAGATCCTACATCGGAAGATATTAGTGATATTATTGATACTGATGGGGGAACAATACAGATACCTGAAATTACTAAAATAACCAAACTGGTTACTACAAAGTCCTCTCTTATAGTATTTGCAGAGAATGGAGTATGGGAAGTCTTTGGTGATTTAGGTGGATTTAAAGCTACTTCTTTCCAAGTATCAAGAGTATCATCTATAGGTACAGAAAGCCCACGTAGTATTGTGGAAGTAAATGGCATACTGGCATACTGGTCTAGATCTGGTATATTTGCATTAACACAAGATGAAGTCAGTGGAAGATACCAAAGTGAATCATTATCACTAACTACAATACAAAGTTTCTACAATGAAATACCAAATGTTGCAGTACAGAATGTAGTAGGTATGTATGAAGAACAGGAAAATAGAATAAGATGGATGTATAATGGTGATGCAGATTATAGCAGCATTAACTATGTGAATAAGTATAACAAGGAATTAATCCTTGACCTTACATTAAAATCTTTCTATCCAAACAGCATATCTCCTTTGGCTTCTGATTCTCCTTTCATAGTAGATTATATAGTATTGCCGAGGTTTGTATCTTCTCCTTCAGAAGAAACAGTTATTGTAGATTCAGGAGATACAGTTATCCTTGATGATTCTTCAGAAGTTACTGCTACAATATCAGTTCGTGGAAACAGAGTTGCTACGTTCTCATTCTTAACATTAGCTGGAACTTATTTAACAGTATCAAGATATAATAATACTTCTTTCCTAGATTGGGAAACAGAAGACTCGGTAGGGGTTGATTTCCTAAGTTATCTTATTACAGGATATGATATATTCGGAGACTTAATGAGAAAGAAATATACTCCTTACTTGTTTATGTACTTCGACAGAACTGAAGATGGTTTCACAGAAGTAGGTGGTAATCTTATTGCAGATAATCAATCTGGTTGTTTGGTTCAAGCTCAATGGGATTGGGCAGATAGTATTAATAGTGGGAAGTGGGGAACACAGTTTCAGGCATATAGATATAAAAGAAACTATATCCCAACAGGAGATAGTGATAGTTTTGATTATGGTCAAAAGGTTATTATATCTAAGAATAAATTAAGAGGAAATGGTAAAGCCCTTTCATTAAGAATAGAATCAGAAACAGGAAAAGATCTTAAACTATTAGGATGGGCTATGTTAATGGAAGCACCTGCCAGACCTTAATGCTATATATTGACCTTAAACATGGGCCAGCTCTGTCTACAATAATGATGGATATGAGAAAGGATGATTTAGTGATTGGTCAGATTTGGTTAGTGCCTCAGTCTGTTCATTTATATCAGGTACACCTGTCTGAAGTAATGAAAGAACATAGAGGTAACACTATAGACTTTCTTAAAGCAGCCATAAAGTATGGTTTTAATTCTATAGAAACTTTGGAAAAGATATTTGCAGTTATACCAATAAATAATAGATTGGCTATACAACTAACAAAAGAATGTAAATT